ATTGCACAATGTCCACGTCATAGGGCAGTTCCCGGCTCATCGACGCCTGCAATCCCGCCGTGCCTGCCGTGGTCAGCACCGATTGCGTTTCGCCGGCCTCCAGCACCCGGGCAGCCTCTTCCCGGTTGCCGATCAAACGCGGCGTCGGGATGTGCTCCAGATATCCCGCGCTCCCGTTGCTGTTTTCCGTAATGCCGGACAAATGGCCGTAACGCCGGACACCCTGCCGGGCATAGGCCGCATATGTCTTTGCCAACTCCCGCCGGACAAACTTGACTTCCGGCCCGGAGCATGCGGCGCAGAACTCCGGCCAGCCGCCCCAGGCATTCTCAACCACGGCCATGAGTACCGGGTCGTCAAACGTCACCGATGCGTATCGCCCTGCCTCTGCCACCGCCCGCAGAGCCTTCCCGGCCGCAGCTTCGGCCTTGTCTTCGGCGCTTCCTCCTCCCATGTGTTCAAGGAAATCCGCCACCGTGGGCATGCTCGTGTATTTGCGGCTTCGCAGCAGCGACATGGCCGCCCGGCGGACATCGGTGATATCGTATTCCCGCAGGGCATCGAAACGCAGGGCCATGCCCGCTTTCGTCACTGTCTGCCCGTAGTTCTCGGCCAGAGCCACCATCATCTCGGCAAATGCCTGCTTGTCCGGATTTTCCATCACGCCACCCCCACGAAATCCCGTGCGGCCTCAAGGTTTGCCTCCAGCCGCCGTTGAGCCGGTGAGACATAAGCGCCACCTCCCGGCGAACTCCGCCCGCTGTTCTGTGCCCGTTCCATCCAGCCGTTGAGAAAGCGCGGCACTCCCTTTGCGGTTTTTCGCTTTGTCGGGTTCGTCACACACCACGCCCTGGCCTTTGCCAGCTCCGCACGGATGTTCACGCCGGGAAAGGCTCGTTGCAGCTCATCCGCGAGAACCTGCGAAACAGGGAACTCCCCCTGCACCCCCGGCAGGGGGATAAACTCCACGGGAGGCTCTTCGGGGATATCCTCCGGCGGCTCCGGCGCGGAGGCCGAAAGGCGCTCCGCGCAAATGGTGTTTAAATCCTGTTCCTGTTCCTGCTCCTGTTCCTGTTCCTGATTAGGCATACCCTTCGCCAAGACTTCCCCGAAGACTTCCCGAAAGGCTTCCCGGAAGCCTTTCGGAAGGGTTTTTATGTATTCGGAAACACTGAACAAAAGTTTTTTCTTCAACGGGCATTCCGGCAGCTCTTCATAGGCTCCGGCCCAACTTTTCACCACGTTGGGCGATTCGGGGGAGTTGTGTTTGAGGAACTTTGGAAACCAAATCAGGCAGGCTTTTTCATCGTGCTGCGCTATACCCTTCGCCAAGGCTTCCCGGAAGGCTTTCGCAAAGTCTTCCGTTGACCAGCCAAGCTCGAAAGCCAGACCGGGAATGTTTGCGCGAATCGCGCCAAGCGCCGTCATATGCGGATGCGTCAGCAGAAACAGCAGCGCCAGCTTGCCCTTGTCCGTCATGCCCCGCACCTTTTCATCGTTCCAGATGCAGGGGGATATTTTACGATATTTGGCCATTGTCCACTCCTGTCGTTCCCGGCATCCAGCGGTCAAAACACGGCAGACTGTCCAGCCACGCCCGGATATGCGGCGGACACCATGCGCGCGTCACATACAGCGCACTGAACTGCACCGCACCCATGACGCGGCACTCGCCCGTATCGTAATCGCAGACTTCCCAATCTTTCCCCTGCTGACGCGCCCACACCACGCGGGAAGAATCCTGCAAAGCCACGGCTTTTATCCATACGGCGCTCATATCGCTTCCCATCCTTCGGCCACGTTCCCGTCACCCTCACGATACATTGTCCAGCAGGCGGGGCAGCGATACTGTGATGTCGGTCTTCCGCAGTCATGACAAACACGGGTGTATTTCTTCCGTTCCGAGCGCCTGTCTTCACAGAAAGTCTTCTTCGCCTTGCATGCATCACAGACCTTTCGTTTTCTGCTGACTGCCGGAAAACCCTTGCCGCATCTCTGGCAAATGACTGTAATCATATTTCTAGACCTACTCTAGTAATACGACAAAATTACTGTTCACCGCGCATATACCTGTTATCTTCAAGCTGTACACGACGAACAAAATAAACATCTTCCATGACTGGAAGAGCTATTGCAATGCATGCTCTCACAATATCTGAGACATCCATGTTCCACTCCGCAGATTTTCTGCGCAGACGAAGATATTCATCTTCTTCAAAACGCAAGGAAAATCCTCTTTCTCGCTTGGGAGGCATAGTTTCTCCATGAAAAATACAGTTGCATGTGTCCATGCTCATATCAGCCGCCGCCGGAACCGCCTTCTTGTCTGCCTTACCTGCGCGGGCCGTGTGCTGTGGCGGAGCTATCCGCTGGACATGCCGGAAGATGAAGCGGTCATGCTGGCCGTGAAACGGCTATTCCCGCTTCCTCCACCTGGCCAGCAGATCGATGCCGAACCATGCATCGAGGAATGCAACGATACCCATAATGAGGAATGCCCACACGCCCGTCACAAGGGCAAAAAGAAGCATGAGGCCGCTAAGGTCACGGAAGAAAGAAAAAACGCCCTCACTCATCGCCTACTTCCTCCCCTCCGGGTCGCGTGGTGGGGGCGGCTTCCGTAGGCGGCCAGATATCAGGTCGCAGCTCTGAACGGGGGATGCCGAGAATACGTTCATATTTCATCGCCTGTTCTGCCGTGACTCTTCTTTTTCCAGTGTAGTGTTGCCACAAAGTGGTGTAGGGAAGAGAACTCTCCCGACTGACGGCAGAAACACGCCAGCCTCGGCAATCAAAACTTTTCTTTAGGAAAGGAGTTGTTTTCATATTGTTATTTTACTCATTTGAATACTTTTATGCAAGGATATAGTTTTCTTTTGAGAAATTTACAATAATCAATAATTTTAATAGGTTTACTCACATGAAAAAACTAGTAGAACAAGCGCGCTCCATCCTCACGAATTATGTCGACAAAGAGCACAAAGGAGTGAGGAGCCGTGCAGCAAAAGCTCTCGGAATTGCCAACGTCACACTGAGTCAATGGCTGGATGGTGTTCGAGTTCCCAATCTTGAAAACCTGTCTCCGGTTTTTGAACAACTGGGCATAGATTTCTCAACTCCCAAAACTGACGCCGGAAAAGATGTCTGTTTTGTGAATGCCAAGCTCGTTCCGGCGGCAGAGGATACCTATGAGCCTCCCCAGGCGGAGGATTATCTGGCGGCCCCTATGGTAGGGGAAGTCGGCGCGGGGCCTGGCTATATCCCGCAGGAAGATATCAAGAGCTGGTTTCTGGTTTATCGCAATCTGCCCGCCGTGCGCTATCGTCGTAACCTTCTGGCGGTGGAAATCGGCCCTCACTCCGATTCCATGCAGCCTACGCTCAACCCTCGGGATATCGTGCTGGTAGACAGGGATGACCGGGATATCCAGCATCCCGGGCACATGATGCTGGTTCTGGATCCGGACGGCGCGGGGATGATAAAGCGCGTGGCCGTGGAAGACCTGGACGACGGGGACAGCCGTATCACTTTTTACAGCGATAATGCCATGAAACATCCGCCGGCGGTCTACAGCCTTGAACGCCATTATTGCAACGATTGGGAACGCTGCATCGTCGGGCGCGTCATCTGGGCGTGGGCGGATATGAGGGAGAAGTGAGCTTTTCTATTTGAAAATTCTTCTCCCCTATGTTCTGATAAGGCAGGGGGCTACCATGCAAGCAACGGACTATCTGACGATACTCAATATCATTATTGCTGTTATCGGCCTTCTGTTCATCGTCCTCACACTTTTTGAATGGAATGCCCTGCGTCGAATCCGCAAGGATTTCGCTACTCTTGAACGCCGTTTGCGGGATGAAAATCATGCCGCCATGAAGGCCGCGCACCGCGTCATTTCCAGCTATACCGTCAAGGATGTTGACGCACGCATAGCCCTGCTGGAATCTGCTTCAACAGTCTGTCCTTCGGCCTTCAACGTCTACAACGCCCTCGGCTATGCATGGTTGGAAAAGGGAGAGAAGGCACACGCCATCGACGCTTTTCACAAAGCCATTGAACAACATCCAAACGACAAAGCAGGATACTGCGATCTTGCCTATGCGTATTTGGAAGCTGGAAAGGAAAGTCTGGCAATTACCTATTTCCGAAAGGCACTCAACGTCGACTCCACCGCAAAAACTGATATTTGCAACGATCCCCGCTTGAAAAACCTGATTCACCGGATATTGCTCTCTTAATTCTCTACCAGCTTTTTCCTGCCTCCAAGTAACCCCGGTGGTGAGCCTTTGAGCAAGCGTCGCAAGTTTCCCCTTTAAGGGATTTGCGCCTCTGCGAATTAAGTAACCCCGTATGGAGCCGCCCCATCGCTTCCGGCACACATGACACTGCATACCGTGCATGTGCTGACGGGCTTTAAGGCGTATATGCCGCCCCCTTCCGGGCCTTCCCGTCTCAGTTCCTGCCCACCCCGGCATCGGTTCGTGGTTCCGAGGGATTTTGCTGATCCATGCCGCCACCGTTTGGATACCGTTCCGGCATGGGGCCATTCTTCGCTTTGGCCTGCGCCCCGCTCTTCGTCTTCTGACCGGCGACAAGGGACACCATCTCACGCCACTCTCGCGGCGTGATTTTCTTATATGCCTAATTTACTCATTTGAAAAGTATTTTATTGACTTTGTTTTTTCATTTGAGTAAAACAAACTTACCGAACAACGGAGAACCCCGAACGGCGCGGCACCGGCCCGCCAGGGGCGACCGGAGGGAGGGAACGCCGGAAGTACCCGAACAGTAAGCCGCAAGCCCTTGGGAGCGGGAAGGCACACCACGGGAGGGGAAGGCGGAAGGGTTAGAAGTTGCTGCTTCTGAGGATAGCGCCAGAGCCGTGGATAACTCTAGCGCGGAGGAAAACTGACGGCAGCCGGGTGGACGGACCCCGATCGCTCCCGCAAGGACGGGCGTGGCGGCGAAATGGCCTCATGATCCATAACGCCCCGCTCCGTAAGCGCCCGTACCTCCGGGTGGGCGCTATCCATCAGAAGCAGCAACAGACAACGCTGGCCCGGCAGGAAGGGGCACCCGCACAAATGGCCCGATAATGTAGGGCAGGCCGAAAGGCGGCGGGCGGTTGCGACGAGAGCGCAGCACGGGTGGACGCCGGTAACGAGCAGCCCGTGAAATGGGAAATTTTGTTTCTGACCGTCATTCTCTGATGAGGGTGACGGGAATGAAGCGAAATTCTTCAGCAGGCGGCTCCGGCCGCCTTTTCTTTTGGAGGCCCGGCCATGTTCAAAATCAGGATCAGCTATCGCGGTATGGTCTACCGTGACTCAGGCCGCTTCGACGAGGTTATGGCCCGCCTGCGCCGCTGGAAAGGTTATTCCCTGCGCTCTTTCATGCAGGAAACGGAGGTTTCGGATGACTAATCATGAAATCAGGCTGGAAGGGAAGCTTTTTGCTGCGCAAAATGCGGAGATGCAGGCATATGCGGCATGGCAGGAATCATGCGCCGCCGTGTTCCGTACCCGCGCCGCCTATGAAGCCGCGCAAAACAGGCGGCTTGCCGTTCAGAACGAACTCGAACTTTTCCTGGAGGAAGCCCGCCATGTTGCGTAATGACTGGAAAGACTGGATGGAACCGGATGACATGGTGTGCGCCAACTGTGAGCACTGGAAGGAAGCGGCAAAAGTGGCAATCCCCATGGACGACGGCTTCATGGAACGCCGTTTGTGCCGTCATGCCGAGTTCTACGGCGACGCGGGGGCCGGTGCCGTGACACTGGTAGGCCCCGAGAGTGACTGCACCGGGGCCGGAACCTGCGCGTTCCTGCCTTCTGATGAGTACCTTGAAAGCATCGAAACGGCCACGCCGCGCGATGACTACGGCGTGAGGCCCGGCCTCGACCACCCCGCGACACTGTTCGCGGAGCCGCAGAGATGCGCCGTATGACGTGGCTTGATGAAATCCTCCCGTGGCGAAACTGGAAGGGCTGCTGCATGGCGCTGGCCCTTATTTTTTACCTGTCCATTCCGGCGGCTGATGACATGCGGACGGCAGAACTCATGGAAACAACAAATGTTCCCGCCGAACGGCGGTTGAGGTGAATCATGGAAACAGCTTTTCAGAGTGAACAAATCGGCGAACTGGCAAAGGCTTTGGCAACGGCGCAGGGCAAAATGACGTTTGCAGCGAAGGATAGTACCGCAGACATGGGGCAGAAAGGCGGACGCCGTAAATATGCCGACCTCGCTTCCGTCATTGATGCCATCCGCGCTCCTCTGTCGGAAAACGGTCTGGCGTTCGTGCAGGCCGTCATGCCTGATGACAAATCCATGCGTATCCGTACAACTCTGATGCACAACTCCGGCCAATGGATCGCAGGGGAGATTTCCCTGCCTCCCGACCGTATGGGAGGGGTACAGGGCATGGGCAGCGCCCTCACCTACGCCCGCCGTTACGCCCTTGCCGCCATGGTGGGCATAGCGCAGGACGATGACGACGGGGAAGCCGCCATGGCCGAAAGCCGGAAGGAGGAGAAACAGCGCCTCCAGCAGACTCGCAGACAGGTGGAAGCGAATAATCCCGATGCGCCTTCGCAAAAAATGTTTCAAGCGCTCATGGCCACGCTGACAGAGCGCGGATTCAAGGATCGTGACGCTATCCTGGCAGAACTCTCCGGATTCCTCGGGCGAGAGGTGAAGTCCTCAAAGGAACTTACGAAATCCGAAGTGTCCGACTACCTCAACGCCTGCCATGAACCGGCGCAGGATGAATCCTTTTAGGGAGGAACAATGCTCAACAAGGCAATGGTTATCGGTCGTCTCGGAAGAGACCCGGAAATCAGGCACACGCAGTCCGGCAAGGCCTGCGCGTCCCTGAATGTCGCCACGGATGAAAGCTACACGGATCGCAACGGTAACAGGCAGGGCAAGACGGAATGGCATCGCGTCGTCGTCTGGGACAAGGCCGCGGAAAACTGCGGCAAGTACCTCTCCAGGGGAAGCCTTGTCTACGTCGAGGGCAAGCTTCAAACGCGGGAATGGCAGGATCAGCAAGGACAGAAACGCTACACCACGGAAATCCGTGCCGAGCGCGTCCAGTTCATTGACCGCAAGGATGAGGGGAGACCGCAGAGCAGTAACAAGTCAGAATCTTCATCAGCAGTCCCTGATTTTGATGAAATACCTTTTAACTAAGAGGGCAGCATGACACCTCAAGAAAAAACATGTTTCAAATGTGGTGAAGTAAAACCCATCTCTGAATTTTACAAACATCCAGAGATGAGAGATGGACACTTGAACAAGTGTAAAGCTTGTACAAGGCATGATACTCAAGAAAATAGGAAGAAAAAAATAATATATTATAAAATGTATGACAGAAAAAGATCAATGTTACCTCATAGAGTTGAAGCTAGAAAAAAATATTCAAAAACTGAATTATTCAAAGAGAGCCATAAAAAAGCTCTAAAAATAAATAGAGAATTATATAAGGACAAAATACGAGCGCGTGCAGTGCTTAGGTGGGCATTGTTGACTATGAAAATAAGCAAAAAACCATGTGAGATATGTGGATGTGAAGAAAAGATACAAGCCCATCACGAAGACTATTCAAAGCCACTTGACGTGATATGGCTATGTCCAAAACACCACGCCTGGATACACAAGTAGGAGCGTTTCCCATGAATAATACTGGCTACAGGCAAAAGGCACCGACCTTTGACGATATTCAGACAGAAATCGCCGCCATGCTGGACATTCCCGATGAGGAACTGACCGACGAACAGCGGCAGGTCATGGAAGACTACCTGGATGAACTTGGCGTCGCGGAAGCCGCCAAGGTGGACGGCTTCGCCCAGTTTATCCGGTTGGAAACGGCCAGCGCCGAGGCCATGAAAGAAGAATCAAAACGCCTCGCGGCCAAGGCCAAAACCAAGGAAAACCGCGTTGCCTACCTCAAGGGCCGCTACATGGACACCATGCAGGAGCATGACCTGAAAAAAGTCGCGGGCAATTCCTATACGCTTTCCGTGCGCGCCTCCGAGAGCGTGTCCGTCACCGCAATGGTGGACAGTCTGCCGCCTGAATATGTGCGCGAGAAAGTCTCCCGCGAGCCGGACAAGACGGCCATCAAGACTGACCTCAAGGCAGGGAAGACCATTCCGGGCTGTGAACTGGCAACGACCTACAGCCTGCAAATCCGGTAAGCAGCCCCGCCGGGCGGCGTCATAGCCAGGCCAAATCAGCCAAACCGCCCGACGCCGGTAGTCCGAGCCCGCGCCGGGCAAAGGAGTGACACATGCTTTTACGCCCCGGAATGACCGTCCTTGCGCGGTCCCTGTCCATGAGGCGCGAGATTCAGGCCGTGCTGACGGAAAACGGCTTCCAGCGGGTGATGCCGGGGGTAGAGTAACTTCATCCGGGGGCGCGACCGGACACAACCGTGCAATGGTCTATGACCAGGCGCGGCGGTCATCAGTTCGACCTGCTTGCGTATACAGCGCCGCCGACTTCCCATGTCTGCATATATGCAGGAGGGCTGTGCGAATGAACGGGCTGATCGTTGATTTGTTTGCCGGAGGCGGCGGCGCGAGTACCGGCCTTGCCTGGGCCTTGGGACGTGACCCGGACATCGCCATCAACCATGATGCCGAGGCGTTGGCTATGCACCGGGCGAATCACCCAAAAACTAAGCACCTGCAAAACGACATCACCAAAGTGTTGCCCTTGGAAGCCACTGGCGGTCGCCCAGTGGCAATACTTCACGCGAGCCCAGATTGCACCCATTTTTCCAAAGCCAAAGGCGGCAAGCCGCGCAGCCAGCATATCCGTGATTTGGCGTGGGTGGTTGTTCGCTGGGCCGAAGATACGCGCCCGACTTTGATCACCCTGGAGAATGTAGAGGAATTTGAGACTTGGGGGCCGCTCGACAGGTCCGGGCATCCCATCAAGTCAGAAACAGGGCAGACATTCAGGGCATGGGTTCGCCGTCTGCGGCGGCTCGGTTATCGGGTGAGCTGGCGTCTGCTCCGTGCCTGCGACTACGGCGCGCCTACCATACGCCGCCGCCTTTTTGTGGTGGCCCGGCGTGACGGCAAGCCCGTGGTCTGGCCCAGGCCAACTCATGGTAATCCCGAATCGCCGGAGGTTCAGTCCGGTAAGCTCCTTCCTTGGCGTACAGTGGCGGAGTGTATCGACTGGAATATCCAGTCTCGTAGCATTTTTAATCGCCCAAAACCGCTTGCCCCCAATACGCAGAGGCGCATTGCCGAGGGATTGCGCCGGTATGTTCTTCAGTCGCCAGCCCCGTTCATTGTGACGTACTACGGGGCCAAGAAGCCCGACGATTTTCGCGGTCAAGACTTGGGCCGTCCGCACCCGACAATCACTCAGAGCAACCATGACGCGCTCGTGTCTGCGAATCTCGTCAAAATGCGCGGCACAAACATTGGAGCGCCCGTGGATGAACCTTTGCACACAGTGTCGGCCCAAGGCCAGCACCATGCCCTGATAGAGGCTGTCTGTGTGGCAAAGCATTATGGCGGTATTGTCGGGCATGGAGTGAACAGGCCGTTAGGAACCGTGACCACCATTGACCACCATTCACTGGTGTCGGCCTGTATGGTGAAATACTATGGAAATGAATCTGGCGGCGTCTCCATCACCGATCCCTTGCACACCATCACCAGCAAAGACCGTATGGGGCTGGTGGAGGAATCCCTGAATGGGGAAAATGAGAGATACGCTTCCGTCCGTGATTTCCTGCGCTTATGGGGTGTCATCGGAGAAAACTCCGAAGCGGAGTTCGAATACGATGGGCAGAAATATCGTGTGACTGACATCTGTATGCGTATGCTCGCGCCCCGCGAACTTTATACGGCGCAGGGGTTTCCGCGCAGTTACATCATCGAACGCGATGCAGACGGCAACCCTCTGACAAAGACGGCACAAGTCCGCATGTGCGGGAACAGCGTACCGCCACCCATGGTTGCCGCGCTGGTTCGCGCCAACGGCCCGGAAACATGGGAGAGTCCTGTTCGTCCGTCTTTTCCCCTTTTTACTGCCTGCTGCTCTGGTGCATATGGCCGACATCGACGAAATCCTGCAGCTCCGTGAGGATAAGGAATGAGCGACTTGTTGGAGTCCGCCATTTTACCGTATTACTACTGCCTTGAAACGATCATCATGGATATCGTTCGGCGAGGTTGCAGTGCCTGCCCACTACATCCATGCATCCCCAAAAAGCAACATACTTGGGAATGCAGAAAGGCACTGGAGCTTCACTATGACGTTCCCGGCGCTAAAGAACTCTGGGAACTGGAAGAGGAGGAAGCATGCCTGAAAAGCTGAAGCCGTGCCCGGCGTGTGGGACGCCTGGGGATACTTTAGAAGTATACCCTGTGAAGGATGGTTTTTATCAGGTTGTGTGCTGGGACTGTTTTATGCGGGGGACGCGACGCCTGTCACCTGATAAAGCCATAAAAACATGGAACGCCATGCCACGCCCCCTGCGCTGGACGAAGGAACCGCCCACAAAACCGGGATACTACTGGCATGAGAAAGACCACGAGAAACAGCCGGTGTATGTATTCAGGGCCGCGACACCAGAAGGAGAAAAAGCCCTTTATACTCATTTTTTTGGAGAGGGCGATGTGGTTCACAAGATTGAGCGCATGTCTGGAAAATGGGCCGGGCCTATCCCGGAGCCAAAGTCTGAGATGGAGGAGATGCTGTGACTAATCGTACTACTGAATCCCTGCTTGCCCGCCGTGCGCTTGCCGAGAAGGCGACGCCGGGGCCGTGGGGGCAAGTGATAGCTGGCCTTGAACGAGTTGTGATTGACAGCAAAGGTACTGTTATTTGTACCGTTTGTCTGGACGAAGATTTCAGCGACAAGGAAACCGAGAGGCAGGTGCTTGCCAACCTGTACTACATTGCTGTCAACTCGCCTGCTATTGTCATGGCCGACATAGACGAAATCCTGCGCCTGCGGACGGAAAACGAAAAGCTCAGGAAGAGCGTGGAAATCCAGCGCGGCATGGTTCAGGAGGCATACCAAACAGCAGCACTCGCATGGGGCGGTGAAATCCCGTCTCCGTTGCCCGGCCACACCCACATGACCGAGGAAGAAGCGTGCGCCATGTTTGATCACCTGAACTGTCCTTGGTGCGGAGGCTCCGGGCACGTCGACGACTGTGACGAGGCCGACCAAGCTGTAAAAGCCACGCTGGAACGTCTTGAGAAAGAAGCGGACTGGCTGGCTGAAAATTGCTGGAAGAAACCAGAAGTAGAATACCATCCTCTCAGGGAAATGAGGGGAGGGTTTTTCTGCGATGCATGTCCGTATGACTATGATTGCCGGAAATGCTGGCGGGAGGCCGCAAGAAAAGCCGTGGAGGCGAACCATGACTGAACGCCCCATAATCTTCAACGGCGACATGGTGCGGGCCATTTTGCGCGGGGAAAAGACGCAGACGCGGAGGCCGGTGAAACCCCAGCCGGTATTCCTGCCTGATGCCCTCCCGCCTCGATGGAGGTGGAAAAGCAGGAGGTTTATAGCGGAGTGGGTAGATATGGCTGGCTGGTTGGGGATGCAGGACTTTTGCCCTTTCGGTCAGCCCTACGACCGGCTGTGGGGTCGAGAGACATGGCGATTGGCCGATCCTGATGGAGATGATGCTGTATCAGAGGATGTTTATGGCCCATACGCTCCGTTCGTTGGCGCCAACGGTTCCAGAAAAATCCGTTGGCGGGTTATCTACCGAGCAACCAGTCCCGAAAGTCACCCAAAATACGGCAAAGCTCTTTGGACACCCTCTATCCACATGCCTCGCTGGGCATCCCGCATTACGCTGGAAATCACCGACGTTCGCGTTGAACGAGTGCAGGATATTACGGAAGATGATGCTCGAGCGGAGGGGGTCAAACCAGAATTTCGCACTGTTGTTGCGCGTTCCGATGGAGGGCCGGATTACCATATCCCATGTAGTTATCGAGGCGGCTTCGCCAATACCTGGGACGCCATTTATGCCAAGCTCTCCGGACTTTCATGGGACGAGGACCCCTGGGTATGGGCTATAACATTCAGGCGCGTGGAGACTTCTCATGAAAACTGACCCTGCCGCCGCCCTCCAACATACCCGCTGCATCCAGGCGCTCACCGCCATCGGCGTGTGCATCGACCCCTCGATCATCGATGTGCGCGGTCTTGGCGCGCTGGAAAAGCAGGTCGCTAAGGTCAAACGCTGGAGCGAGGCCGCAGCGGCAAAGACCACCCAAACCCGTAAACTTTCCGCCGGCGCGCGCCGTGACCTGGACGCCATGTTTCACCGCATGGCGGATGCCATCGACGGCGTGTGGTCGGATGACGGCGACACAAAGTTCCTGACTTGGGCCGCAAATGTCTATGCGTCCGAGCTGCTTGTGTGGGATTGCCTCAATACCTGCCCGCAGTACGCCCACGGCAACGAATGGCGCTGGCTCCAACAGTCGGCATACACACTCTCGCGCCAGCTTGAGGCGCTTGACCCCGCCGTCGCGGGGCGAGGCACGGAGATCTACGAAGACATTGCACCGCGTGACGGAGCTTTTTTGTGAGGGAAGTATGGATACCGCAATCAACGAACTCCGCGCTATCACTTTGCGAGAACTGGAACTCGACAGGGAAAAGGAAGAACTGCGCAAACGTAAGCTTGCAATACTTGAGTTGGATCAGGGGACTAGGAAAACTGGCCGCCACATGCTATCCCCTGAAAACAGGAAGGCGCTGTTTGCCAGAATCAGAGGTAAAACCTATGAGCGTAGCAAAGCGCAATGACGGGCGTTTCGTCGTCAAATACAAGGACATAGAAGGTCATTGGAAGCAACGTTCTTTCCGGTCAGAGGTAGAGGCTAGGCAGTTTGATGCAGACTGCCAGTATGATAACTTTGAAAATTCACGTTTGACACTATTAGAGGCTGTGTTGGTATTTTTAAAAAATACTCAGCATATTGAAAAGAAAGTTGCCCAATATGAATATCTCGTATGTGGGCATGACCGAAAAGATGGTACACACAGAGAAGGCCCAGCAGAATTTCTTGCAGATCGGTTTGTTGACACTTTAACACGACGCGATTTGGAAATGGTGCGAGAGAATTGTAGAAATTATAACTTAGCATTGACTACCATTAATAGTTATACTGGTAGACTCAAAGCAGCGATGAACTGGTGTGCAGAAGAAGGATTAATTGTAGAAAACCCGTGGGGAAAGTTTAAACAGCTCCGCGGTGCACACCACAAAGCCATGCAGGGAACACTGGAAGAATTTCAACGCCTCTATCCAGTGCTCCCGCCGTGGCTTCAATGGGCTTCCAGAACTGCAATTGCCCTCTGCCTCCGCCCCGGAGTGTCTGAGCTTTTCAGCTTAAAATGGTCAGCCTTTGACTGGAAGACAAAGACTGTGACCATGTACATGTCAAAAACTGATAGCACAAAACGTGTCTATATGCCAGATGCGTATATTGAAGAAGCATGGCAGCGATATCAGGCTGATATTGCACAAGGGCAGATGCTTGTCTGTCGAAATCGTAAGGGGCGTCCGGTTGGTAGCGGTATGTATAGATCGGCGTGGCGGAGTGCATGCAAAAAAGCCGGTGTAGATATGCCCATGTATGCCCTGCGACATATCGCGGCATCAGAAATGCTGGCTGGCGGTATTGACCTTGCCGCTGTTGCCGCACAACTCGGGCACAAAAACCTTACTACAACGGGAGCTTTTTACACTCATGCCCTGGACTCGGCCCAACGTCGTGCAGCGCAGACCTTGCCTATCTGCACCAGCATGGTGCAAGATGGTGCAGTTTTGGGATGGTGAACTTTATGATTTCAATATGTTACACATATTTGTGTCGCGCCCCACGCGGGCGCAACATTAACAAATAAAAACAATATATTACACTAAACCTGCACCAAGTATCATGGTGCAGAGGCAAAGAGCGCCTTCCTGCTTCAGCTCTTGCCCACATGTGCCCATGGCACCGAAATTTCATCCCCCCTTTGCCTCCGGGCATCGGGGGGCTTTTTGCGTTTAAAGCCTGCCGCGTGCTGGGGACAATAAATTTAAAAAAGATAATTATGTATTGACAAAATTATAAATTATGTATATACATATATTCAACAAAGCAAGGAGACACACCATGACTAATAATATTCAGACCATTGAAAACCTTATTCGCGAAGCTCATACCGCCATGCGCAACGGACAGAAGATCGCCGCTCTGGACCTCTCTGGCTTCGCGGGAAGTTTCCATAAGGACATGGCTCAGTTCATGAAAGAGTGGGAAAAGAAAAGCGCCCCTCTGTTCGACGGATTTTTCACTCTCGAGCAGAAAGAACCCGAGCAGGGAGCGCCTGAGCAGGGCCAGGACTGGGCGCTGATTACCGACTACATCAGCAGCCTTTATCACGCTGTCATCACGCCCATCAGCAACGGAGTTGTGACCATCTCCATTACTGATGCCGACCTGTCCGACGACGTGGTGGAAATCTGCCACGCAGTTGAGTCATACATTTTTGAAAACTGCGTTGCCTAGGAGGGAGATTATGAAACCTGAAGAAATCCGCGCATACGGACGTGTTTACGGGATGCTGGCTGGCATCCAGAGCCTGACAGATATAGAAATCGAAAGGGTATGTTTTACTCCATCGGAATCAATGAAGAAAGCAATTGAGATTCGGGCGTCAAAAATGACGCCTGAAGATCATGAAAAAATTTCTGACATTCTCAAAGACGTTTCCCCTGAAGGGGGAAGACTTACAGAAGAAGAAACGGGAATTTTTTGGCTTGCGTTTTACAAGCAAGTCGGAGCTGGCAGGCCTCCAAAATACACGGAGGCCATGGTTACAAAGTCTCTTCGGCTACCCTCATCTCTCTGGGAAAAGGCAGCCGAAAAGGCGGCAGAAGAAGGTAAGTCTGTTTCTGAAGTAATCAGAGATGGACTTGAGCAATATGTAAAGTAAACCATAGGAGCGTGTATAACGCGCCGTGTCCGTCGGGTTGGTGGTGGAGCACCAGCCCGACGCCTTTTTTAGCATTCCGGCGAGAGTATGCAAGCCTCCCTTGCCCATCGAGAGAAAGGAAAAAATATTATTTACCGTTTACCCCGTAAGTGATCCCACCATATTCTGAATGTTCTGTGCGCTGTGTGAAGCCTGTTCAGTAATGAATAGTTCAGTTCCATTCCCTGTTCGCGTAAGTATTTTACTGCTTCAGCATCAGAGTCCGAACCAAATGCCATCATTTTATTGACAAAAAAAGAATCCCATTCTGATCGAAAATCACGTTCTATCCCATCTTCGCGAGCCAGATCGCTCAACAAGTCGCAATATGTTTCCCGTACCTTCTTCATTTTTGCGATGGTTCGCTCACGAATTTCCTGTGGCGAAATAGGCAGAGATATCGCTTTTTGTACCGCTTCCGCTACAGCTTCCGGGGTCGGCTCCGTCCAGACAACATAGTCCGGGTCAAAAAAGGCTTCCCTGCCTCCGACACTTGGGGTCGTCACCACGGGCAAACCGCACAGCAGGTACTCCGTCGCGGCGAAACATGCCCCCTCCTCAGCGGAAAGAATAAGTCCACATCTGCTTTGGGCATAAATCTCACAGATTTGATCCGTATCATATATTTTCCAGGTACTTCCATCAAACTGAGGAATGTATATATTTTTTAATGGTATAATTGTTTTTGAATAGTCAAAGTCTGTTTTTGTATAAATATATGTAATAAGACATGTATTAACATATTTCGCCAATTCTATGCGCTTATATGATGCCATACGTGAATTTATAACAGCATCATATTTTTTTATATCATCACATATTATATATTTATTTTCATCAAGAAAAGCATTTTGACTACATAATATTGAATTAATATTATTTTTCTTTAGAATTTCAAGCTCACATTTTTCATTAGCCAAAATAGTAATTTTGATATATGGATATTTTTTTATAAATTTTTCATAGTCATATTTAAAGCCAATAAGCCGCTTTGGAGTTAAATGCCAATCCTGTGTTAAAATAAAATGAATATGTTCATTTTTCATGGGGTGTAAAAAAGGGGCTAATCTTCTTACCAAAAAAAGTCCTGGACCAAAAGTGTAGCCATGAATAACCCAAGGCCTTTTTGAAACAACATGAAATGCAAACATATCCATAACCCCATTTTTAGTTTGATTTTTTTCCTCCCATAGCGTTAATGTTGATAAGAAACAACCGAGTTAATATCTTGACATTTCCCGCGTTTTATGGCGTTCTCGACTCACGGAGCCTGAGAAACTCCTGAAAATGATCCTAATTGTCTGGGTCATAGGTGATATCATCACCGGACTTTTGGTTCTTTTGACAAGGCCAAAAGCGTAGCATGAGTAAGCCCCGCCAAAGCGGGGCTCATTACTGAGTATTATTGATATTACCTGCTGCCGAGTGAGCTTAAAATTCCCAACACTAGAAATGCCACAAAGATATAAAAAATTTTCTTTAAACATCCACTCTTTTTCTTAACTTGTACGTTTGTTATTCGTTGCAGATTATTACCTAAATCTAACTCTGCATAATTTACAACTGGCTCGGCATGGCAACGACACATAGGAGCTTCTCCGGGGTGTCCTCCGGGAGGGGGAGAGTCCCACGAAAATATTAATCCTTCTCTTGCCATACACCTTGGGCATGTTCTGGCATCACGGGCAGATCTCCAGATATATTTCTTCATACCAAGTTCTCGTTGACGTCTTTCAGATATATTTTTATCCAATGTCACATTAAAAAGTTTTTCATATTTATCATTATATATTTTAAGATGATGATCTAGGCAGGAATAATATTCCGGAGCAAGACATGCGGCCCTTAATCGTTCAACAGCTGCTTTATTTTCTTCAGCTTTTTTCAAAGTCTTTTCACTTTTAGGCCTGGGCATATCCTTCCCCCCTTTTGATATAACATTACATTTTTTTCATGACAAAAAAATATTGACATTCCTCTGAGTTTGTGGCGTGGTAGCCGTACGGAGCCTCAGAAACTCCTTAGGACGGTCGCCATTCCGTTTGTCAATGGCTTTTTTCGTGCCCTATGACGTGGTATTCTTGCCGCGTTCGATATTGGCATGGAGTTGGGTAGCGGTAACGCCCCAGCCGTTCCTAAACGGTTCTGAGCTCCATGCCTTTCCTTTTGGGCAATGCAAAAGGAATCAGAAAATTTAGGAGTTCCTTATGTGTCAGCTTTCCCCCGTCACTTTTCACGGCGACACCATCTTTTGCGTTACCATCGAAAATCAGCCTTACACCCCGGCAAAACCTATTGTTGAAAATATGGGACTTGCTTGGCAGGCACAAGCCGCAAAGCTTTCTGCCAACAAGGAAAGGTGGGGTATCATGATGATCGTGATACCCTCCGAATCCGGTGAGCAAGAAACGATCTGTATCCCCGTGCGCAAGCTCCCCGCCTTCCTCGCCTCCATCAATCCGAAAAAGGTCAAGCCTGAACTTCGGGAACGCATCGAACTATATCAGGCTGAATGCGACGACGCTCTCTGGAACTACTGGATGAACGGCAGAGCCGAACGCGCCGCCTCCCCCGACAGCAATCCCGCCCCGCTTCCCTCTTCCCCCGATTCCCCCCTCACCCCGGACCAGCAATGCACCTTGCAGGCCATAGTCAGAGCGAAGGTTGAAGCCCTGCCCAGAGAACAGCGCGGCGGGCTGTACCCGAAAACGTGGAGCCGCTTCAACAACCATTTCCGGCTGGCGAAGTATTGCCAGCTTCCGCAGTCCCGCCTTTCGGAAGCTGTGATCTACCTCACCCAACTGGACGTGACCGAGGGCAGGCAGGCGCTCCCCACCGCACCGACAGCCCTTTCTCCCGCGCCCGCGCCCGCCTTCCGCACGGATTTCCCCGCCGACATGCACACAGGCCGGAAGGACGCACTCAGGAAGATACAAAGCCTCATGGCCGGAGTCGGTGCCGCGCGGGATGTGGTACGCCTGTTCTGTCACCCCGGCGGAAAGTCCATGCGCATGACGCTTGACGAAAGGGAAATCTATGACGCCCTTTATCAACTGTATTGCGCGGCGGATGACAGCCTGCTTGCCGCGTACAGGGCGCTGGATGCGGGATACAAGATCGGCAGACAGTATGGGCGCGGGTAAAAGCGTACAGAAATATTTTGCGTATCATACGCATTTTTTCTTGACTTCATTGCGCATCATGCGTATAAAAATTCCATGCACAGCAGGGAAGTTCTCCAACGGCTGGCAAAGGAAGGGTTCGTCAAGGTGAGTCAAAAGGGAAGCCACATAAAGATGCGGCACCCGGACGGGAGGATAACCATTGTTCCCCACCCCAAAAAAGACTTGCCGCCGGGAACTCTGCGTAACATCGAGGCGCAGGCCAAGATGAAATTCTAACCCGAGGGGGCTTCGGCCCCCTTACAAGGGACATATGAAATATATTGCCATAATCCACAAGGAACAGGGAACGGCGTATGGCGTGACCCTGCCGGATTTCCCGGGGTGTTTCAGCGCGGCGGATACTCTGGATGAAGTGCCCCGCAACATTCAGGAGGCCGTCGAGTTGTGGGCTGAGGGAGAAGAAATTGAGCCTCCGGTTCCCACCGGCTTCGAGGAAGTTGCGCAGTCGGAGGCGGCACAGGGAGGAATGCTCATGCTGGTGGATATCAATTTCGACTTCCTTGACCAGAAAATCGTCCCGGTCAATATTTCCATGCCCGTCTATGTGCGCAACCGTATTGACAGAGCCGCAAGGGAGCGCGGACTTACCCGTTCCGCCTTTATCGTGAAGGCGGCGGAAGCCTTTGCCTGAAAAGCCACTTGCCAAAGCCCGTCAAAGCCCCTATTTAAAAGAGGCGGGGCCGAGAGTGCTGGTAACACCCCGGCCCCTTGGGGGCACGTCCTCCGCGATTACTGGAATCGCAAGTTTAGCGCCCCGGTGAGAAGCCCTCTCACCGGGGCAACTTGCATTTTAGAAGTTCAACAAGCGAACCATCCAAGCCGCAAGGACGGCGGCCAGCAGAGCGGCCAGCACGTCCCGGAGAAAGTGCTTCATGGGTCTATCCTCCTTTCGGAGGACGTGCCCACAGCGGCTTTCTACCACCTCTTATTTTTGCTGTCCACGAGCGATTTTTACAGCGCAACCCCATCAGCCGTAACCGGCTCGATGGCCTGCACGGCCTCGACCGTCTGCGCTGCTAGTACCTGTTCGCGCAGCATACGATTGCGCTCTTGCGCTTCCCGTAGTGTTGTGAAGATTGTCATATCTGATACGGCGTTGTCTTCGGCCATTGTTGCAGCGGCGTTTGTGCCAAGAATCAGTTGGCTCATAGGACGCACGAGCGCTATGTCAATGTCATTCATAGCTTTCTTAAAAGCTTGTAACTTATTGTTCTTATACAGCTCCAAGCGCTGCTCTTCGCTAGGTTCTGGCGCACTGCTGGTATCTTCCTTGACTTGTGAGCTATTGGCCTTTGCAAAAGCGTCCACGCGCGTCCACAATTCTGCATAATAGCCTTCATTAAGCACGTGATAAGGCAGGCCGTTTACTGTTATTACATACGAGCCGTCTTTGCGGGTCAGCACATCATGGCTCTGCCAGTCCTTATCATCGCGCACCGTTGAAACATGCGAGGAATTCTGAATCTTGTAACACAGAGCTGACTGTCGTCCTTCAGTATACAAGACGACTGGTCCGATAGCAGTACCTCCGGCGTATATACTGGCGTAGCCGTCAGTTCCTGTTACTCCGTCAACCCACATTGCTCCACTGTACACAGCCCATGAGCCGCCTGCTGGTATGCGTAAGTAAGGGTCAGTGGATCGAGCAATGACCAACTGCCAAGACCCAACCATGCCGTCCGGTGCATGCGGCATAGGGGCCTTATCTGTTCCCCCACCTCCAAGAATCTCCTGCCAATCGGTGGCCCAAGTCATTGGTTGCCCGGCGGCACGCTTGGACGAACCGCCCCGCCAGAAAATTTTCTTGGCGGCTATGGCATAGAAGAATGCGTATTGTATGCGTGTGCTGTCCGTGGCATCACCGTGTTGGCGCATTTCGCGCAAACTGTAAACGCCGGAACCACTCACAGGGGCGTTCACCCACGCATTTGCGTAGTAATCCCCTGCATACAACACGTCGTTTATGTCCTGATTATCCGCCATAATTTCCGCGCCCAAAACAATATTTGTCGAGTCGGCGCGTTCCCATGAAACGTCAAAACTTCCTGCCGTTAGTGTGTTGAATTGGCCGTTTGCACACAATGGACGCATAGCTTGTTGCGAAGGATCAACGGCCTGCGGCGCAGGTACAAGGCCTTGCTTGCCGGAAGAACTCGCAGTAGGGGCAACAAACGGCTGCAAGCTTCCTGCGTCCTGCCGTTTCCAAGTGCCCCAAGTATTGGCGGCAGAAGCCGCTCGAGTCCACACCTCTGTAGAGCCGTTCGGGTTTTCCGCATACAATATCTGCAAGGTGCTTGCTGCAAACGACGCACCGTCATTTGTTGTAACGCCAAACACCACAAGCATCGACGGTGCGGAAAGCGAAACGGGCGTATTTGCGACGGACGTACCGATAATGTAACGTCCGGGCGTTGTGATGTTGTTGATTGACGTAGTGTCGTCAATCACCGCCGCCGAGGCTACATAACCGTCGACAACTTTGCTGTACGCTCCAAACTGCGGCGCGAACTTGGGCAAAGACCTCTGCCAAGTGGTTCTGTCTCCGGCGGCATCCGTCACCGGGTCAACCGCTCCGCCGTTGTCCGGGCCGCTGGCCTCCTTTGCAGGGCCGTAAATTTCGCCGTCGCTTCCAACGGTATACGCGCCTTTCTGGTAGTTCTGCTCCGCGCTCCACTCCGGCAGGCCGGTTTCCATCAGCATCTTGAGGCATCCGCTCAGCAGATACAACAGTTGGTTGTAACGCGCGGAGTCGTACACTTCACTGTACTGTTGGCCGTTCTTAAGATTGCTGTCATCGATTTCCGTATTCCTGTACGCCTGTCCCGGTATGGGCGGATTGGGAATCGTCGTAAGGGCGTTCGCCGCCCATACAGCGTTCAAAATGTCTGTAAAATCTCTTGCCACAATACATGCTCCTTAATCTGTGAGAATAGGTTGAAACGTACTCACCGCACAACGTCCGGCATCGCATTGAAAGCCTTCCATTGTATCAGCCTTGAAATAGTTGCCCGGCACCCACACAACATAGCCGCTCAGACTGAGCGTAACAGGGTAGGGGGTAGGGCTCACGTCATCGCAACGCAGCGTCTTGATGAACGTAATCAGGCGCTTGAAGTTCTGGGAATAAATTGAACTCGGTATGTAAAGGTCAACCGTCATCGGGCCGGTCTTTTTGAAAGAAGCGTTGTCGCCCGTTGCAAGGTTGATAAGGCTGGTAATCTCGGGAACAGACGCACAAAGCGTCATGTTCTTGATAATCTGCTGAATGATGTTGTTGCGGTACTGGCTGTCGGTCAGATATCCGGTCGTCGTCATACTGCCGTTAATGCACCATACCAGCGCCTTATCACAGCCTTGGTTCGGACGGTCGGCAAAGAAGTACATTGACTCGTCTTCTTGACCAAAAGTACGGTCAGAACCGACAATGCGACCGAGGGCGTCAAGCTGCTCATTTGCAGCGTAATACAGCGATCGGTACTTTTCAACGTCTATAACGGCGTCATAAAGCTCGTTGACCTCCTCCACAAAGGCCGCGACGAACTGTCGCAGAACACAATGTTTCAGATGGTCTGGTGTAAGTTTTGACAGAGCATCAGCGACAAGGTCTTTACGCAATATGTCAAAATCGACATACAGGCTTGCCAGTTGTCCGCTGGATTGCGCCTCTGCTGAGGCTGAAATTATATCTGTATTGAGCGTCGCCATTGCATGCCTCTAGTCCGGGTCATCAATCGTCACGGTGATGTTTTGCGTATAGAACCGCGCAACTTCGTTGAACTGTATCGGGATATCAGTTTCGCCCGTGGGTGATTCTTCCTTGCCGATTTTGAGCGACACAATGGAGAACCCGTTGACCTCATTGATAGGCGTGTACAGGCGGGTGTATACAACATTTTCACCGGGCGGGAAGCCTTTGTACTCTCCACCTGCATACTCTGCGTAATCAACAATCGCCTGCTTGATGAGGTCGATGCCGTTGTCGGGGAACGCCGCCCGGTCGTAAACAAGAATGTGCAGGTCGACGTAAATCGGCACGGATTCGGGGCGTTGAAAGCTGATGACGTAGTTCACACCCTGAATATCCACACGGCCAACCTGAGTACTGCCATGACCCACAATACCGACAGGAAAACGCAGAAAAAGAGCGTCCGCAATATCGTCATCGTTGCCGCCCTCAACTATTGCGCAGACTTCTTTATAAGGTATGCCGCGCTCGTCCTGCGGCGACTTCGTGGAGTTGACCAGCACCCGCACATAAATGACGCCTTCTATGGCGCGTAAAGCGGCGTAAATGGCCTCAACCTGCCTGTAGCTCGTCAGCATTGTGCTGACCTGCTGACGCTCCCGCAGCTCCTCGTCAGTTTCCTCCGCCGAACCGGGATTGACTGTCTCGATGTTTTCGACGCTATCCCAGCGACCAATGCTGACAGGGGACTGGATACTGTTTATCGTGCCGGGTTCAGGGCTATACTCGCCTGTCACATTGCGCGTTGCTGTCACCTGCCCTTCGCCGGAAACATTCAGGGTCAGAGCTTCATCAGTGGCGAAAATGTATGTGTTCGTAATATCGCTCACCAACGAGCCCCGCGGGATATACGTTCCGGCTGTGCCTTTGCATTTGAGCTGAATCTGCGCAGCGGAACCCCAACGGCGGGTAATCGCGTTCAACTGCACAACGCTTGACTGTGCCTGTCCGGTATTGTGTAGAGGATCAAACTGAAAATAAGCCTCGGTTATGGCCTGCCAGGCGACAGACAACTCCTCCGCAAAGACGCCGACAATCTGCTGCAAAAGCGTGTCGTCCTGCGCATTCTGGAACGGTGTCTCGCCTGTGTCGGGGTCTGTGATGACCGCAAGCCGGGCGTTTATGTCGTTCTGTATGTCCGCAAGCCGTTTGGCGGTAAAGCCTTCGGGGGTAAGTCCGTAAGTCGGCATATATCACTCCAGCGCAACGGTTCCGGTTTCGGTGTCGCCATAGGTTGTTATAATTTCAAAATACAGAGAAAACAGCCGATTGCTGTTGTCAAAGATTGTCGTGAGCTGCTTTATGCGTGCAACTCCTTCCGTATCAAGCACAATCTGGCGCAGGAAAGACTCGACCATAGACTTGTTGCCCATGGTCATGCCAAGGATGCCTTTGCCGTCAAAGTACCACGGGACGCCGCTTTGGGCATTCAGGAACCATGTGCCGTATTCACGGTTCAGGCGGCTCTTCACCCGCTGGGCAACCTCCTGGCTACCTGTTGCTATGCCGCCGCTCAAGTCGCCGTTCGCGTTTGTTGCCAAGTCCCAGGACATAATCAGCTCCCGGCGTTTGGGGCGCTGGTGTTCATTCCTGCGCCGTCATCGGTGTAGGGGTGCGTGTGCGTTGTAAGTGAGGTGCCGGCGGAGTCCATAAACGTGCCTTGCGTACTACGCAAAGAGCCGGTAATCGTGCTCTCTCCGCTTGCGCCGTTTTGACCGGTGTTGAAGTTGGCGGAACTCATTGCAATAACAGCAGGCGTTGTTATGTTGACGCCGCTTTGAGCAGACACGTTGACACTTGCGTCTGTCGTCATGTCGATGCCTGCGGGGGCGGTCAGCGTAAATTTTCCCGCTGTTATGTCCCATGTTGCCTGGCTGTCAGAGGCGGTTATGCCGTCATTCCCAAGGTTGATATAGTGCGACCGGCTCTTGTTGCGCAGTTCAATCCGGGCCGTGTTGTAGGCCGGTATGCCGTCGGGGTCCTGGGTAAACAGGCTTATGGCAATGGCATCGGTCAAGGCGTGCGCCCGGACATTTGCAATGCGTTCATCCGTATACATGACCGGACGGGTGACGCCCTTCTGCGCCAGAGCGTTGTCAATGGGCTTGTCCGGTACCAGAAGCAGCACGGTGTCCCCTGCGGCTACGGGCAGGGTAAGCATGAGCCCTGTCCCCTGCGCATACGGCACAAAGTAAGGCACGTCTTCAATAATCGGCGGGTCAACATATTGCGGCTCGCCCTCGACCATGACCTTGAGCTGCGTCATGGGCTGCACCGTGACCCGCTGCGGCGGCCCGGGCATAAAACGCTGCACTGTGGCAGGGATGATTATGTGCTGCGACGCCAACAGGCGCTTTACAAGCAACTCCTGTTGCGTCATTGCGCTAGCGGTTGTGTAATCTGCCATTATGCCCACCCTAACCAACGATAGCTTTCCATTGTCATGCTCCACGCCGCACCGCCGGGGTCAAGCGAAGCGTTCAAGGTATGGATTGTCATTGGTTCGTTGCAAATTCCTTCCGCAACGCTGGAAGAAACGCGTATGCTTTGTCCTACATGTACATTTGGAATATACAGCGAAGAAACACGATAGCCAACATGCGCCTGCAATGGCCCCATTGTTATGGGTGAGACGTTTATCAGCCCTGCCGCCGCGTCCAAAAGGAATCCCTCTGGCGCGTTGTACAGGTCAGGGGTGATTACGAGCTGGTTGTTTACAATCGTCCATGAGAATCCGTATTCTTCCGCAAGAGAGGTCAAGGCTTCCCGCGCCGTACCTGCAAACGTGAACCCCCGCGAACCAAGCTGCTTGCCGTTGCTCCACTCAGCCGAGGGCGGCGAAAGCACGACACCTTCCAGCGCGGTGCAGATATCGCTCAGTACACTGACGAGGTCCGTTCTTGGAGCGTATCGCTTGGAGACTACTGCCTGCGATAGCGCAGTGGAAGCAGGGGTTGTTGAGATCGTTGTCAGTATATCAGGACCACTACGCTCAGACCAGATGTTGCACGCGTCGCCCTGATAAATTTTAACCATTGTCGTGTTCTGCCAACCTGCCTCAACCTGTATCTGCAACTTGGAGTTGTTCAGCAGATTTCTTGTATCCCGGCTCAGGTTCCAGAGTGTCAAACGACTGGGGCCGGGGATGGTCATCTTGGACTCGGTAAATTCAAAAGCCGCCCTCGGACTTGTGGGCAAACCGTCGCACCAGATGTCATATAGCGCACTGCCTGAGTAACTGCTTCCCGCACCTCTCGCAAAGACAGATACATGCAGACGCCGCAGGAACGGCGTCACGCCCATTGCGTTGGTCTGCTCAGAGTTGGGTACGCCTTGACTGGATGCCAACGTTGCCATTACACACGTCCAAACGTAAAATCCAGGGGTTGCAAGAACCTGTCTTTCTCAGGCTCAGGTACAGACGACGCCGGAGCTCCCCAGATGACATTCAACGTATTGCCCGGAGCCATTTCAAGGTTACGGTCATAATACTTGTCTGTTACAACCGGTTGCACAACAACGTCATTCCAGTCGCTCCGTAGCCCTTTCAGTGTGTTATATGCACCGGGAACAATCGGAATGCCGACGCTCAAGGGTTGATTGTCGGAATCCGATATATCAAGATACCAATGGGCGGACTGTCCTTTCAGGTAGTACAGCCTGAAATTGTACGTTTTATCGTACAGGTAACAACTGTAGACCGACTCCCCATCAGTAAACATTGGCAGTTTCAACAACGGCATACCGGCCTCACAATCCGAGTTTCATGCCGATTTTAGCGGCCTGCGTTGTACTCAGGTCAGGCGCGGACTGCTGGCCTTTCTGGCTGGCCTGAGATGCGGTTTTTTTTGCCCCGGAGCCAAGCTGAGATTCCTGTCGCCCGCTGCTCAGAATCGTGACAAAATTTATCTGTCTGAAACGCGCTGTGCATTTCAACGCACCCTTGAACGGGGCGACGTGTGAAGGCGTAAAATCAATGCAGAGCATATTTGCGTAAACCTTATGCTCTGTTATGAGCGTCACCAGCTCCCGATTACTCAGCAGGCTCTCGAAATATTCAAACGCATCGAATGCCGTCGAAGCCGTGCCGAAGTATGACAACAGTGAGCGGGTGTTCACCATGTCAAATACGACTTCGACCTCTACAGGGTTGACGACAACGTGGTCGGTCAGTATCGCGCCGTTTTCAACAGCCGTATCAATCGGTGTTGAAGTGAAGGCGTGAGACTCCGATTCCTTTACAGACACAGGAATACCCGCGACGTTGTTGCCGGGGCGGGCAATAAAACCAGCCACCCCAAGCAATGCGTCAGCTACACCTTGAACAAAACTCATTGGACACCTGCTGAAAAGTCACCGGGAGCTTTTGTCGGAATGAGTAAACCGTTGTTCAGCTCTTGCCTGATGTTGTTGGTAAGGACTTGAGGATCCGTAGACTTCATGTAGAAATTCAGAGTCTGTGAGTTATTGCCGTAGTAGCTGTAAGCAGGCGCAGGCACTGTTATTGAAGGCGCGGTTTCATGGTTCTTGAGGTTTTCAAGAAACGGCATATTGTTACTGTCAAACAGCTTTTCAAGCAGCATTTGGCTGAGCTGACCTAACGGATTAGCGCCGACAGTACTCCGCTCAACGATTTCACGCGCCTTTTCATAGTCAGACTTTGAATCCCATTCAGCTTGCGCCCTTTGCTCTTCAATAGCGTCATTGCGGCGGATGGCATCTGCTTCCTCTTGCATCTCGCCAGTCAAGGAATTGTAAGCCAGCACGCCACGCCCCACAAGGTATTCCAATGCGTTCAGGAGGCTTTGAGGCATCTGCAACAGGCGGTCAATGAGCTTGTCGACTATGTCGTAAAAGTCATTCAGGTGTTCCGCTGTGGTCTTTGTTGCCCATCCCCACTGCTTGAACAGATTTTTCAGAGATTCCAGTATGCGGGAGAGGTTAGGGTACTTCTTTTCAAAGTTGTCGAAAGGTTCGGTTATCTTTTTGAAGGCGCTTTCAAGATGCTCAGCCGTGGCGTCCCATGCTTCCTCGATGCCTTGCAGGAAGAGATCAAGCTGTACCTTGAACTCGTCGCTCTGAAAGTAATTCCAAAGGTCTTTTACCTTGTCTTTGAGATTTTCAAATATTCGGGTCAACGTCGGGAACCTGCGCTGAAAATCTTCAACGAGCATTTCCGTCAATGTGATTTTCTTTGAACCCGTGAAATATGCGAACAGATCTTCGACTATCAGCGAAAACGTGCTGAACGCCGCGCTGACAAGCGCAAGTTTCGCCAGCAGGGGCGTGAGCAGTATCAACGCGCCCTCAAACGCGCCGACAAGCAGGTGTCCCCACGTCTCCGCCGCATCGCCGGTGCCGAGAAAGTCGGAAATAACCCTGGTGACTGATGCAAAAGCATTTCGTATCGGTTCAAGGTCTTTCCAGACCTGCTCCAGAGCGGCGGTGAAACCGCTGATAAAATCGGCAAACCAGTCTTTTATCCTGCCCATGTTCAGGGCAAGAAAATCTTGCACCTTACCGACAAAACGGTCGAGCGCAGGAACAGCGCCAATGAATATCTGCTGACGCAGGCTGTTGAACGTATAGCCAAGCGCTTTCAGCGTGCGCGAAAACTCAGACGCTCTTGCAATGTCCTCGTCCGATATGACGACGCCCATTGTCCGGGCTTCGTTGCGCAGGTCGTTGATGGTGGCCCGGCCTTCGCGCAACAGACGCACAGTGTCGTCAGAGATGCCAATCATCGAACCCCATTGCGAGGCTCGTTGCGCAGTCATGCCCTGAAACTTGTCAGACAACTGCTCAAGGACTTCAGCGGCGTTCTTGCCATGCACGCCTAACATGGCGAGGTTCATATTGAACTGGCCGGGAATGGGCGACGACATGCTCTTGTTCAGGGCGGCGATATCATTCTGGACGCTTCGCGCATCCGCGCCCATTTTTACCGCCGCATATCCCCACTCCTGAAACGTCTCTGCGGCAATGCCTGTCGATTCAGACAATTTCTGAATTTCGTCAGCCTGCGCCACGGCATCACGCACGAAATAACCGATTGCCCCGGCGGTAGCTGTAACGGCGGCGGCAAGGGCAAGCGCCTTCTTCTGTATGCCGTCCAGAAGACCAGTGAACTTGCGTGCGACACCGGCATTCTGGCCGTCTTCTTCAAGACCTAGTATTGTTACAAGCTCATCGACAACCGGCATGTGTTACTGCCTCGCTTGGCGGCCAAGCTCCGCCGCCGCAGCCTCAACGTAGTTCCTGAATGCCGCCTGCTCCATGGCGGTGGCCAGCATGTCAAGAGTATACGTGTTATCGTACAGATCCCGCACCGTACAAAGGTTTGCGCTCAATACCCTGTGAAACAGGGAGTCCTGTTCCCATCCTTCGGGGACGGGAACAGAGACTCCCCCGGCAGGGGGAAGGGTATCTAGCTTTTGAGCGATGCGAGAGCGGAAGGAAAAAAATCTTTGCTCAGCGCATAGATGGCGCGAGCGCAGACTTCAAACAGCTCCGCTGGATGCTGCTGGAACCACTGATCGCACGTCCCACGGTCGGAGAGCGGCTTGTTTTCAGGGGTGTAGCAGCGACTCAAAGCCGTCTGCATCAGCTTGGAGCTGACTTCCGTATCCAAGTTGCCGATTCCTTTCACCAGCGCGGCGACAAACGCCCTGGAATCGTTGTTGGTCAGGGTCGTCAACGAGTCCAGCATCGGCAGGACCATCTTCGCGACCTCAAGGCCAAAAGGGATTGCTTCAATGGGCGGGAGCATTTCGTAAGTATATTTGTTCGTGCCTACGACAAAGCTCCCGAGTCCTGTATAGTTGGACATAGCTTACTCTCCCGCGTGGTAGATTGTTACAGCCCGGAAATGTCCAGACCGCTGATGCTGTCGTTGGCCGTGGTCAGGGTGAACTGCATGGAACCCTGCGTCTTGTCGCCCGTGCTGAGCTGGCCGGGGCGGCTGATATAGGCATCCGTCATGGTGAACAGAATATCCGCCCCAGTGCGACAGACAACCACCGCTCCGGGGCCGCCGTTCTCCTGCGTCAGACGCAGCGTGTTCAGAAACGCGATGCTCTGCGACGTTTCGCGCACGGTGAATTGCAGGGTGGAACCCTGATTGGTGGCAAGGTTTACGCCCGCCCCGTCAGTGCCCTGCGTCTTCTGCACTTCGCCGCCGTCAAACGTGTAGACAAATGTCGCGCCTTCGGCAAAATCTCTTATCTGCACGCCGTCAACGATGAGTGACAGGTTCTTCTGATTGTATACTTTACGCATTGGCTACGCCTCCACTGTAACGTTGACGTTGACACGGTGCATTGCACCCGCTTCATATGCGGTAATCTGTATCGGCATACCTTCACGGCTGGCCCGTTCGCTTGCCGTGGCCTGATACACAGGTGTCGGGGTGATCTGCGTGGCGGGATACGTTGTATAGCCGCTCTCGGTAGCGTTGTCCTCAACGGTGCGGGCTGCGAACACGCCGTTCTGTTCATACCGTGAACAGATTTTCTGCGCGGCGGATACAAGCATGTCCTGCCCGGCGGAGGTATACGGCACTTTGGGATTACGCAGAAACACGTTGAAAATTGCCGTTTGCAGTTCGTTGACGAAGTTGTCCAGGTTCACCCGGCTGTCGGTGAACCATCCTTCCGCCCCCTGCACGCCTTCCCGCACAACCTGCGACGTATTGCCCATGCTAACATATGTGTTGCACCTGCGTGATGCGAGAGCATTCAACTGCGTTTCGGTGAGCGGTACTGTGGCGATGCCGGTAAGCTGCTTGAACTTCATGGTCAAAGCGCTGTTGGCAAGGGCGTAGTCGACGGACAGCGCCTTGGCAAGATAGCTCACTTCCGGGTAAATCTGCGGGTTGTTGTGGTAAAACGTGAAGGTATTTTCCAGAGCGTTGTCCATGACGTAATAGACAATGCTGTTGGTGTTGCTCACGGAATACGCATTGGCGCTGTTGGAGACCGCACCGAAAATGGCGTACTTCTGCGCTTCGGCCCACGTTGCGGCGGCCTTCTGCTCTTCCGTCTCGCGGTACTTCGCATCAATCGCCCATCCGTAGATAAAAGCGTCAGCGCAAGAGGCGGCTTTCTGGATAAGCCCAAGTTCTTCCGCCAAACCAGCGGGGGTGTAGCCCACATACGCGCTGTTGTACGTCGACTCGGAGATGCGTAACAGGTTGCCTACATACGTTTCCGGCGTCGATGACTCGACGCCCTGTACAATCTGTGCCCCGGCCTGCGTCAACTTCAGGGCTTCCGCAGCCGTGCCTGTGGCGTAGGATACCGTACCGCCGGAACCTGCCGTGGGGGATGTGAACACGAGCCTGTTGCCAACCGCCGTAACGGGCAGATCAGCAGCGGCGGCACGCGCCTTGCGGCGTCCGGCAGGAGCAACGGAGGCCTTGAGTACATTGACAACATCTTCGGCATCAATGCATTTGGTCAGATCAAGAGCAGTAAGGGCGTACTGCTGTTCGTCGACAGTAATGGTCAGTGTAGCTGCGTCGAGTTCTTCAAACTCTTCTACCCTGGTCGTTATCGTGCCGTTGGTGTACGTTGCGCCGGTAGCGACAGTACACATGATAAGTGCGTCAACGCCGTCAGCGTCAGTTGTGGGGTCTTCAACGGTAGCTTCCGTACCCTGCGCTGTGAATGTGATAAGCACCTTGTCAGTGCCGGATTTGGTCGCGGTAAACTCTGACTTGCTGACGCTGTTCAGTTTGGCAACAATATCGTCGACAGAAGCCGTGCCCGTCATGTCAACGGGGCCGTAGCTGCGGTCAGCGCCGCTGACCTTCCATGAGAACGTGGCATTGGTCTTCGCGGCAATCGCGACAAAATCGCTGATAGCACCAGAAAGGATTGTGGCGTTGGTTTTCGTGGTTGCGGGCGTGGGCAGTGTGCCGCCGGTCAGCGTGGTATGAGTGGCATCCTGCGGGTTTTCAGCTTCTGTCGCCACGCTGACGGACGAACCGTCTCCGGCCACGTCAGAAACGATGACAAGCGCACCTTCGTCGCTGGCCATTACCGTTGCCCCGGTAATGGCTGAACTGAGTACAGAAGCGACGCTGGCGGCATCAGTTGCGCTGCTGAAATTGAGGTTCTGAACCTTCTGTGCGGAGCCGTCAATTTCGATGCTGAATGAACCGTCGGTGATTTCCTTCAGCGCGGCAATGTCGCTCGGTTGAAGTGCCGCGCCGGTCAGTCTGCCTGCCACAGGCTCCTCGAAAATCCTGGCAATCGCCATGCGGGAAGGCCGGTCGTCACGGGCAAAGAACGCATTGATGGCAAAGTACGCGGGGCTGTTCTGCTCCACGTCCGCGAGCGCGGCCTTGCTGGTGCTGTACAACTTCACACGGCCCGCGTCAGGGGTAAAACTCTCGGGCAGGTCGGGCGAGCAGAAGGCAAGCAGGGTAAGATCCGTTGCAATTTCAGTCTGCGGCCTGCTGAGAGAAATTGTCACGTCAAGGTCGATTGAGAGCGACTCTTTCGGGCAGTTTACGACACTCTGAGGCATAGTATCCTCCATCCTCAAACATGGTTTTCAACTTCCAGACGAGACTTTATAAAATAGTCCGCTGGATACCTTCGCATAAATGACGCGTAAAACTCCAGATCAAAACAGGCTCTTTGCTGTATATCCCCATTGTAATACGCGCTCAAATCCAGTATGTCTGTCGCATTGGAAAATCCGACAATCTTCCACAAGTCAAATATGCGCACCCCCGATTCAAGGTACTGCCTGAAACTGTGTGTGGAATCCAATGCCGTAGGTCCGCGAAATGTAATCTGTACCGAACACAGGGCTTCATTCTTCAAATATTCATACACGGCATCTTCTTCAGTGACGAGCCTGTGATCTGAAATCTGCTGTTTCAGGTATCGTATCCACTTCCACCATAATGTTGCATACAGCCCGGCGGGAGGGCGGATACCGGCTTTTGTCTCCACCAGCACACGATTTCCGCCCGCAGGCCACTGCATGCAATCATTTATTGTCGCAATCAATATCCTGTTGATTTCAGGAATGCTGGTCTGATTCATCGCAGATACCTTACGCAGTGATAAATCCGTTTGTTGGTGTTGCCGAACATTTTACCGCTGGCAGACACTTTATATTTCTGCCCGTCATAGTAGACATAGTGCTGGCGGCGTTCCTGTCCGCCTGCTTCAACATCCGCTATGTAGAGCTTCTCTTCGCATATGACGCCCAACACGCCGCTGGTTGAATTGCCGTCAGCGTAGAACTGCTGCTGTTCTATGGTGTCCATCAGCACGATAGCCGGAATTTTCTTCTGATAGACAGGAAGCGGATCTACTATGAAGTCGGGGTCAATCGGGTCTTCTTCGGGCGGGGGCGGAGCGGGCTCGCCCTGGTCCACCGGAACCAGCGTCTCCTGCCAGACGCCGTCAACGTGGTCTCCCACGGTCAGCTCGATGAGAACCGAGCGCCTGAACCCGCTGAAGACCCGGTTGAAATTCATGGGAAGAGACATGTTACCGTTCCGCCTTGCGTACTATGTGTGTGACCCTGTTGCGCATTGTGGACGTATCAATCAGAGGCTTGCTGCTGCCTTTACGCGCAATCGTCGCAGGACTGTTCGGCTGCCAGTTGCCGTCGGCTATTGAGTCGCGCACTGCCGTTTCAGCCCGAAGCCCGGCCAAATCCAGCACCTTGCGCGGATCCGATTCACCTGCCAGCATTTGCCGTGCCGTCCCGCGCATGACCTCGCGATACATATCCTGCATGCCTTCCCGCGCTTCTTCAAAAAAGGCACGCCGGGGCACACCCAGTCCGTAATTGTTCCTTATCGCAACCTCGATAATCGAGGCTTCACCGTCATACGCGGGTTCTGGCGTCCCCAGTCCGGACGCATCCCTGGGATAGCCCACAGCTATCTCCAATTCACGCGCCTGCGCTATGGTTTCCATCAGGGTATTCAATCGTTCCCTGATATGTTTGCCTGAACTTTTCTGCCGGACGGTCATTTTCATGGTTCAATACCCCGCATCCACAGGAGGCCATGGCGTAACGCCCAACGGTTTGCCCACAGGCAGACCGCATACGATTTCCCCCGCCGGAACCCATGTTTTTATCAGCGCAAGCAGTTGCAGCCCGTACTCCGTGCGTGACAGGTCGGCATTGAACGCATTGTCCCCGTTCATCAGGGCCAGCGGGGTCTTGCTTTCCGAAAGGGATGAGGTGGAAGCGGTGATGTTGGTGCCTTCCGCCGTATCGGACAAATCGTTCATGCCCGCGCCGTCGTAAGCGTCCCCCATCTTGAATGTGCGCGCCAGACGGTGCGCCGTCAGCAGCGCCACAGCCAACTGATACATGTCTCCAAAAGCATACACCCGCAGGAACGCGATGCTCTGCTCGCCGTACATGCGTAGCGTGCTGTCTTTCAATCCCGCAAATTCCTCATAGGATGCCCGGAAGACGTCAACGTCAAAGCTCATGACGCCGTTGTCGCACCCTGTCAGACCGTCGAGGGGAACAGGCTTCTTCCCGCAGGGTATCACGTCACACCTTCATGGTTTCATTGGTCTTTTTGGGCTTGCCCTTACTGACGCGCGGATTCACGGGGTCAGCCAGCAATTCGGCGGGCGGCTGCGGCCCCTGCACTTCAACGGGGGCGCTTCCGGGGTTCACCTGCTCATTGAGAACCAGAACACCCGCATCCAGCATGACCTGAAACAGTTCCGTCTTTTTCAGACGTTCAAGTTCTTCCCGGTTGTCGGCGGTATCCTCAAGAGATACCATCCCCATGGGCTCAATGGTCAGATATTTTCCATGAAAAAGAACGGCGCGAGGGGTGGCCGTACGGTTTCCGATAATCATGAGGGCTCCTTTGCGGGAGGGAACGGGCGGGAGATATTGCCCGCTCCCCCGGCAAGCGATGGATGGAAAGGTTAAATGCCGTCGACGTAGACCATGCTTCCCTGCTGACGGACATGGTACGAACCGAACTTGTTTTCGGCATACCACGCCACGGCAAGCGGCTTGGGCTGGGGTTCGCTGAGCTGATACGGGAGAGGAAAGGGAAGGATCTGGTTTTCCCTGCGCCGGTCCATAATGACCATGCGATCCGTCCCGCCGATACCCGCGCCGCCAAGGTAGCGCGAGGGCAGGATTTCCAGTTCCCGGCCCGCGACTTCGCTCATGATGTTGTTTGCCTTGACGTAGTTGAGGATATTGAGCATCAGCCCGACGCCGCTGTTCCCGCCGCCGTTGCCCAGCACCATGGGCGTATTCGCCAGCATGGAATATTGCGCCAGCGGCAGGAAAATGGTGGACGGCTTGAAGATGGTGCGGGAGTGTTCCCACACATAGGTCAGGGCGTCGTTGATATCCTTCGCGATTTCCTGCCCCGTCTTGTCGGCCCATTTGGTGGAGGTCGGCTGGGACGCGGATGCGGAGGGCGTCAGGTGAGTAATGCCCGGATAATTGATCCAGCCATGGAAGCCCAAATCCGGAACACCGAAAATGATGCTCGTTTCCATGAGGTTGTCGCAGGCCTCGCGCATTGCGGTGCCCAGGTCCTGTGCCAGATTGCCATTGACGCCGAAGGCATACTGGCGGGCATCCTCGTTGGTCACTTCCGCCCCCACGGCGGCATAGCCGATAGGCACAGTCACCGCGCCCATGCTCTGCCCGACCATGGGGATATTGTTGTTCACTCCATGCCCGATAAAGGCCGCCGCGCCATGGCGATTACGGCTCATATAGGCATAGTTGGTGGCCCCGGCGTTGATGTCGGTATAAATCTGGTCTTCCCTGACGATATTGTACCACTCGCGGTCGGGGTACAGGATATCGTAAAACTCGCCGTCAAGCTGCGTGGTGAGTTCAAAGGCGATATCCGCCGCCGTCACGTTCCCCATGGAACCATATGACGGAGCGGAATTGCGGAATTGTTCCCTGCTCATATCTGCCCTCCTACAGCAGTCCCACTTCAACAAGCGCGATGCTGTTGGCGGGGTCGGCGGGGTTGGGGGTGAATGTTCCCATAAAATGCATATGAGGGACTTCGACCGTGTCATTTGCCGTGCCTGCGGAACCGGCCACAGTACGCGCGCCCACAGCCTGTGTCAGACCAAGATAGGCCGATACGTCATAGGGAGTGCTGGAGTCGGTCGGAGCTGAAGCGTAGGATACCGCGCTGTCCGCTCCTGTCGTGGCGCTGGTGATGCGCAGGGCGTTGCCGTTGATGCTCACCACGGCCTTGCCCGAAGCCACGGCATCCAGCGCCGCCTGCACGGCGGAGGCCACTTCGGAAAGCGTGGTCGCGCCGCTCAGGTTGAGGTCTTTGACCTTGTACAGCGTGCCGTCGATACTGATATCGAAACCGCCGTTTGCGCCGCCTTCCAAAGCAGAACCCACATAATTGAAGGTACCTCCCTGGAGGAATCCCGCCGTCGGGGTGGCTGTTCCGGCAATGGGAGCTGCGCTGAACGCGCCCACGGGGTTGTTGTTGGAGCCTGTATTTTTCACCACGCAGTAGACCTTGCCGTTCTGCATGGCCTGCGCGGGACCGACCAGCCTTACCCAGATACGGCCTCCCACGCGGGAAGTCCTCAGGATATTGCACATATCGTTCTGGAAGAAACAGGCTTCGCCCTTTGCATTGGTACGCATCCATTGATTGCGGATGACAATGCCCGCGATATCATTGCCCGAACTTTCAGCAATGGGCGGGCAAACCATGGCATAGTTGACGCCGGGGCGATTGCTCTGCGTTGCCGGAACGGCAATAACAGCCATCCCGGCTGTCAGTCCGTCCGGGCCGGTCGCGCTCACAAAGGCGGCATCGGAAAGATTGATATCGCTGGCATTCGCCAGCATCCCGGCAAGCGCGGTCGCCTGCTGGTCATAGTATTGAGACTGCGCGAAACCGCGCTGAGGGGTGTACACCATAGGTTCCTACTCCTTTCCGTCCTGCCTGGCGTTCTGAAGCCGGATAGGCCGCAGAATGCGTTCAAGCGTGCTCTGGCTGTTGTTGACTTTTCCCCGCGCTCCGCCCATGGGGGATTTGTTCATCTTCCGGTTCGCTCTTTCGGAACGGATGGAAGCCTGCCGGTTCAGCGTCTCAAAAGCGCCGTCCACAGCATCCTGATTCCAGTTGCGGAGGGCTTCGGCGTCAAGCTTCATGGCATTCTGCACCACGACACGCCTGCGATCGGCAAAGGTCTTGCAGTTCTTGCACTGGTTCTTGACCACTTCCTTTTCTTCCTCCGCAATGACCTCATTCTCCACTGCCTCATCAAGAATGGCATCCTCGGCCTCGGTCTGGGCGGCGGCTTCGGCGGCAAGGGCTTCCTGCGTTTCGGCGCTCATGAGGTCATCAATCTGCTTTTTCTGCGCCTCGATGGTCTTCATGGCTTCATCGTATTCCGCCTTGAGTGAATCCATCTGCGCCTTGACTTCAGCCGCCTTGGACATGGCCGCTTCAAGTTCCGATGCGTTGAACTTGCGCTCTTCATCGGCCATCTTTTCGGCTTCGGCGGCATCGGCTTCGTTTTCAAACCGGAAGTCCACCCGGCTGTTGCCGAATTGCCTCTGGATAATCTTTCCCATGCTCGGATTCTCCTTTTGAGATTTATTGACGATACGGGTTCCGGGGCTGCACCGTGCCTCCCCATCCCGCAGCAGCAACACATGATTGAAGCGCAGGCCGGACTGTACCGCTCCGAACGGTTTTCCCTGGTACATGCCGTCTTTCGCCTCGCAGGCGGCGTCATAAGCCGCCGACACTTCCACCAGCTCACCGCGCATGACACGTTCAACCGCATCCTTGTCGGAGATGATGAAATCGCACACGATATATCCGTCCCGCACTTCGGGAGTTCCGGCTACCGCTCCCACGGTCAGCCCGTCGTGCATGGCGTTTTCACTGTTTCGCCATTCGTGTTCTCCGACGATGACCGGTTTGCCTTCCAATGAATGCAGGGCCTCTTCCGTAAACTCGGCCTCCGGGATGTAGTGCCCCACCAGACCATCCGCCCCGGGTCTGGCCCCTTCGGGTGACTCGTCCGGCAAGTAGGGGAACACCCCATCCGCCAGGACGCGGGCCGTCACCCGCAGCAGTCCGTCTTCATCCACGCGCCAGTTCAGAAATCTGCTGTTGTATGTCTTCATTGCAAATTCAGCCTGCTGTAATCCGTAATGACAGGCTCCGCATGACAGCGGCACCTGATGGGCCAGCCGGGGTGTCCGTCCGGAGGCGGAGAATCCCAGCGAAACTTTACCCCTTCCCGCTCAAAATGATTCATGTGCAGCCTGCTCCCCTTCGGATACAGGCCGGAGGGATTGCCTACCACCCGCTGGTCTTCCGCCGTGCGCCAGATGTATTCCTCGATGCCCAGACTGGTCTGTCTGGCCTGCGTCACCATGCAGTGCATCTTGTTTGTCTGGTCGACCGCGATAAGCTTTGCCCGCTCATTCAATTCAATCTTTCCGATTTCCCGGATCTCTGCTATCAGATCGCGTCCTTCGGGCAGAGGTTGCTGCTGATAGCTCTTCATGACGGCAGAGAGCACCTTGTCATGGTACATGTCGGGAATGGAGCTGATCAGATGCACGGCTTCCATGCCCATCAGATCAACAGCATTCTGCACGGCGGGTTCGTCAAAAATGGCAATGGCCGGAACGCCCAGAGCCTTGGCAAGGCTCTTCTGCAAATTGAGTCTGTCACGTTCGCTGGTCATGCGTATCCAACGTCCGGCCAGTCCTTTCAGACTCGGCCCCAGAACACGACGCCATGTCTCCTTCTGCCGCTCCAGGGCGGCAACAGCGGCTATTACACCGGAATTTTCCACCAGCACCGGAATCATGGCTTCCGTGTCCGACTGCATGGGCTGAAGCAGTCTGACCAGTTCGGCAACCACAGCGGCAACGATACGCGACGAGCCGCCTGTGCCGCGCACACGTCCCGGCCTGCGTCTTCTGGCGCTACGCGGAGGCGGCCCGATTACCTGCATAGCCATAGTCGTCACCCGCAATTTCGGAAGAGGGCAAAGCCGTTTGCATCAGCGCTTCCTCCGCTTCCATTTCAGTTTCAAACAGTTCCCGCTGGTTCAATTCCCGGATTGCGGCATTCGCGCTTATCATCCCGGCCTGATACATCGACACGATGGTGCGAACCACAATTTCATCCCGCGTGGCCTGCTGTACCGCATCCAGATTCCAGAGGGGCTCAAAACTCAGTGTCAGATTTTCGGAACGCCGCTTCCATTCATTCCATCCCCACAGGCTGGCCCCTATCCAGTCCAGCACCTTGCGTTCGGCGGGCTTGCGCACATTGTTGCGCAGGCTGTCCACCATGTCGTAATAATTGCGTGAATCACCCTCTCCCGTGGCGTCCAGCCCCTTTGCCGAACTCCCCATGAAACGGGTAATGGGAATATCCGACGCCGCCGCGAGAAACTGCGTAAATGTCATGACAAGCTCAGGCACCGAACCGAATGCAACGGATTTGGTGTCAATATTGACGTCCTTCCCGTCCACCAGAGCGGCATTATAGATGGACAGATGCCGGGCAATTTCCTTCAGCTTGCCTTCCGCTCCGCTGTCCACAGCCTTGATGCTGCGCAGGTTGTCCACGCTGACGATAAGAGAAGACGCCCGGTTCACCAGTTGATAGGCGGCCTGCTGCGTACCCAGGGAGCGCAGCAGCACGTCCCACAGGGGCGCAAGCTTGCTCTCTCCGAACCCGAGGGGGTTGAACCGCATACGCTGCATGAGGCGTTGGGAATTACGCCCGAACAGTGCATTCCCGTCAAATACAACCATACGCGAGGCGTCCACTTCCACGCCGTCAATGCTCAGACTGCTCACCACGTCATAGTCCGGCGAAAAGGGATCAAACTGCGCCCGGGAACGGGAAAGCTTCGCCAGATCAATCACGTTCAGCGCCAGCAAATCCCCCGGCATGATATTCCCCTCGTTCAGGGGTTCATCCAGTTTTTCCCCGTTTTGCAGGAGCATGACAGCCAGCAGGACAGAACCTCCCAGCAGCCTTTCCTGCTTCATGCAGCGCCGTATCTGGCGCTCGGCCCCGTATTTTTCCCATGCGTCGGCAATGGCCTTTTCATCGTCGGGAGAAAGCCCTTCGCGAACAATGGGCTGACGCATGGCGTCTTCCACGGGGATGTCGATAATTTTCCGGGCTTCCCACGATGTATCATACAAATTCACATATTCCTGATAGCGCATCAGGAAATTGTTATTGTAATAGGGCGAGTTGGAAGCCCATGCGGTAGTCTGTGCCGCGCCGAAATCCATCGTTGTATTGGCTCCGGCCCCGGATACCATGGTATTCTTTACTCTGCGTCGTCTGAGCATCAAACAGACTCACCGCCATGGTAAAAGCGTCGCAGTGGTCATCATGGGCATGAGACATATCCCGCGCAAAAGCCGCCGCCTCTTCCATCAGAGCCGCCGCCCCCGGCGTCACATGCTCCACACGACCATTATCCATGCGCACAGGCACATTGCCGCGCGGGAGAAAAACCTTGCCTCCATGCACTACCCATGCAGCCGTCTGCATGCGGGAAACCTTGTCATCAGGAAAGGAATATTGCTTCGGCGTCCATGCGTAGGCGGGAAGACCGTCATCGGCAAGAATCTGTTCCAGGGGCGTGCCGCTGGCCTTGTCTTCGATCCAGAACTCGCGCGGTTCGCCGCATATGTGATAAAACGCCTTGGCGTTCTGGAGCAGGCGGGGGAAATCCCAGCGTCCGAAAATGGAATCGACAAAAAACAGCCCGTCTTCCTGCGCGTCCCAGCACTGGATGACGCTCGCGTCATTATCGGAATGTTCCTTGAATGCGGTATCCGCCGTGATAAAACGCAAGCCGTTGGAAACGTGTTCGGCCGGATCATAAAACGACCACCAGCCAAGCTTGATGATATTCCCGCCGGGGATAATGGGCGTTTGCTGGTACTGCGCAAACCAGGTGGCGGGGTCAACCTCTCGCATTTGTTCCGCGCTGGCCCGGCTGAACGTCTCGGGCCACAGCATGTCGCCGGTTTCATCCATGGCCTGAAGTTGCAGAATGTGCCACTGATTCCCCTCGGTGGAGAGGATATGCCCCAGCAGGTCATCAGTGTGCAGGCGCTGCATGATGAGCAGTATGGGCGTCGTATCATGGTTGCGACGGCTCTTGAGCGTCTGCGTGTACCACTCGTTGACATGTGCCCGTTCGGTAGCGCTGCGGGCATCATCTGAGGAGATAGGGTCATCAATGACAATCGCTCCCCCGAACTCACGCCGCTTGCATCCCGCGCCGAAACCTGTGATGGTGCCGGACATGCCCACACCGTAAAGCTGGCCTCCGGCAGTCGTGGTCACATAGTTCTGCCGTGTGCCCAACGCCTGCGTGGCGGGAAACATGCGCCTGTACCAGTCGGACAGCATGATATCCCTGATTTCCATCGTCTGCGTCACAGCCAGATGAGCTGTGTGCGACGTGTAAATCCATTTGCTGTCGGGAACCATGCCCATCAGCCATTCGATAGTGTCATGAGCGGCCAGCGTTTTCCCATGACGCGGGGGAATTGCTATGGCCAGATGACGCGCTCCCGCAGGAAGGCAACCCGCCGCCCACTGGGTAATGGCCCGATACATGCGCCGATGAAACGGCAGGACAATACGCGGAGAGCGGAGAGCCGCCCCCTTGGCAAGCGCATACTGTTCCAGCGTGGGATATATCATGCCGGTGTTTCCTGTTTTGATGCGTTCGCCTGAGCAATAAGCTCTGCCGCAACCTGTGCCGGGGTCATTTTGGGCGGCGTCATGGAACCGTCGGAACTGGTCATGTCCACGGTGGACTTGTCCGCAATGCCCCACACCCGGCGCTGACATTCCTGCGCGTTCCGCAGGGCTTCGGAGGCAATCTTGAGGCACTTGAGCCGTTCAAAGTCGTTGGCTTCCAGCGCGGAGGTCACCTTCCCGTCAAAACCTTTCCATGCTTCGCGCTGACCGGTGATAACAGTTGCTTTTGCCTCAGCGGCGGCGTCTACGGCTTCGGCCTTTTTTTGGGGGTTAACGGTGTTTAGTAACCCGTTTAGTTTTGCTTCCGTCAGCCGATTCACGGTGTCAGAAAGATCCTGCACCCATTTTTCACGCTTGGCCCGTTGAGATATGGCCCCCTTGCTCACGCCATGCCTGCGGGACAGTTCGCCCATGGAGGCCCCGGCCTCATACTCGGCGCGAATGATTTCCCAGTCATAGCGTGCGCTCATTGCCGTCCCCCGTTTTTTGCCCTCTCTTCATGTTCATGGTGAAACGGGCACTGCTCGACATGCTGACAGCGTTCTTCCGGAGTCATCATGCCGCGAAGTTCTTCCGGCTTGCGGAAGTCGACCACGGAAAGACCAAGGACGCGGCGCATCAGTACGTCAAACGTCTTCTGTCCGCAGCTTGCACCGAGAGCGGCCACAAGAAGATGCATCTCGGCGGAACTGCCGGGGAACAGCATGGGAACAGCCAGAACAGCGACAGAGGCGGAGACGCAGCCTGTGACGGCGGCGACGGCAAGCGAGCCTATGCGCTGCGCCCAGGTACGCTCGTAATAGGAACGCCTGAGATTCAGGACCAGCGCGGCAACGCCGCCTACAACCATGATCGGAAAAAGGTTGGAAAGGACAGACGAATATTCCTGCGCTTCCCGCAAGCCGTTCGGCGATATATCCACGTTCGCGCCTCGCATCAGTTTGTCCCCGTCGCATCGTGAATCCACACGGCCAGCCGCCCGGCGTCGGCGTCATCCATCCACACGCCCGGCGTTCCGTCGAGCGTCAGACGTTGCAGACTGGTCAGCACCGGCAGAGTCGGCATGTCCTGGATTGAGCTGGTCGAGCAGCACCCCGGAACCGTCAGCAGCAGCG